ATCAGGTTCTACGACAGGCGTACCCCAGTATTTTGCTGTTTATGGGGGCGATACTGCTACTACAGGTAATACTAGCCAATATATGATTGTGGGGCCAACGCCTGACAGTAACTACGGTACTATTATAACTGGCACTGTCCGTTCTGCGCCGCTTTCTGCCACAAACACGACAACTTACATTTCAACGTACCTGCCAGATATGTTTATCATGGCAAGTATGATTTACATCTCCGCTTTCCAACGTAACTTTGGGCGCATTAACGACGACCCACAAATGGCCCAGACCTACGAAAGCCAATATCAGGCTTTGAAAGCCAGTGCGTTGGTTGAGGAGAATCGCAAAAAATATGAGGCTGCTGCTTGGTCGTCTTACTCACCTGCCCCCGCCGCTTCGCCAACTAGGGGTTAATCATGCCCTTTGGTACGATCAAACTCAAACCCGGTGTCGATACGAACGTCACCCCAACCTTAAATGAAGCAGCGTATTCTTCTTCGCAATTGATTCGCTTTTTGCCAGAGCGGAACGGATTTGGATTGGCCCAAAAGCTTGGCGGCTGGGTGGCGTATTATAATTCAGCTATTGGTTCCGCGATTCGCGCACTTAAGGGTTGGGCTGATCTTAATGCCATCAACCATCTTGGGATTGGTGCTGAATCGTCTCTTAATGTTTTGACTGGCAATAACCTTGTTAACATTACACCACAAACAAGCATAACCAACACGGCTCCAGTATTTGCGACAACATCTGGGTCTAAAACGGTAACTATAACTGATTCAAATATTACAGCATCTGTTTTAGATTATGTTGAATATATAACGCCAGTTGCAGTGGGGGGATTAGTTCTCTCAGGGCCGTATCAACTGTCAACTGCAGCTGGAACGACATATTCAATTATAGCATCCTCTGCTGCAACTTCGACCGCTAATACCTCAACCAATACAACGGCTGGGTCATTTACGATTGGCAATACCTATCAAATCGTTACTGTTGGCACGACTGATTTCACCCTTATTGGCGCATCAGCCAATACGGTAGGTATTATATTCAATGCTACTGGTGTTGGAACTGGCACGGGTACAGCTAAATTAGTTGGTGTTCCTGCATTCCAAACAGTAAACGGGCAATCTACGGTTACATGTTACCTTGATAACCACGGGTATTCCGTAGGTTCGACGTTTTACGTTGGTGTATCCACGACCGTTGGGGGCATTACACTTTTTGGTTTATACACCATTTTAACAGTTCCAAGCGCAAGTTCGTTTACTTTTGCCGCCGCAAATACCGCAACGTCCTCCGCTGGCCCAACTGCAATAAATAGCGGTAATGTCCGGTCTAATTTTTATATTGCTATTGGCCCCCAGCCCACGGGGACTGGGTATGGTGTTGGCGGTTATGGCACAGGTGGGTTTGGCGTTGGGTCAACTCAACCGTCTGTTCCCGGCACCGCGGTCACTGCGACGGATTGGACCTTAGATAACTTTGGTTCATATTTAGTTGCGTGTCCCGCTGGCGGGGCAATTTATTACTATGACCCTAACGGACAATTGCAGAATGCCCAGATTGTGGGTGGCAGTGGGTCCACTTGTTAATTCAGGCATTTTTGTTGCGATGCCTCAACGTCAGATTATAGCTTATGGCTCGTCATTTAATCTACAAGCAGACCCTATGCTTGTTAGGTGGTGTGATGTTGGCGATTTCACTAATTGGATAGCCTCGTCAACTAACCAAGCTGGTTCATACCGCATCCCAACAGGTTCAAAAATTGTGGCTGGTATTCAAGGCCCACAACAAGGCTTGCTTTGGACTGACTTAGACTTATGGGCAATGCAATATGTTGGAACGCCCTTTGTCTATAGCTTTAACAAAATTGGCTCTAATTGCGGAGCGGTATCAAGACATTGCACTGGTCAGCTTAATGGCGCTGTATATTGGATGTCCCAAAGACAGTTTTTTATGATGATGGGTGGCGGCCCACAGCCAATACCATGCCCTATCTTTGACGTGATTTTCCAAAACATTAACAAAGATTACATTAGCAAAGTAGCTTGCGGCGTTAACAGCCAATACAACGAGATTACGTGGTATTATCCATCCGCCTCTGCTACTGAAAACGATAGCTACGTTAAGTACAACGTGCAGACCCAACAGTGGGATTTTGGCACACTAGGCAGAACTGCTTGGATTGACCAATCTGTTCTTGGCCCACCAATTGGCGCGGGTAGCGACACTTATATTTATCAGCATGAAGTGGGCAATGACGCCGCCAGTGGAACATCAACCACTGCCATGTTGTCGTCATTTCAGACAGGTTATTTCCAATTGGCTGAAGGAGAGAATTTGGTTTTTGTGGATCAAATCTGGCCAGACATGAAATGGGGTACGTACAGCGGCAACCAAAATGCTACTGTTTACTTGACCATTTACTACACCAACTACGCCACTGACACAGCCACCTCACCGTCAACCAGTTACTATTCTGGTTCCCCGTCTAACACGGTCAGTTCAGTAACATTCCCCATGACGCAATCCACGGAATATATTTCATGCCGGATTAGGGCGCGTTTCATGGCGTTCTCGCTGTCGTCGCAAGACGTTGGCACATTCTGGCGTTTGGGCGGGGTTAAGTATCGTTTTCAGGTAGACGGCAAATTTTAATAGGAGGCTACCATCGCATCTTTAGACGACATCCTTTCCACGCAGAAAAACGGCGTTATTGGCATTAACTCTTACGTTACTGCCATAAATACCCATGCTGGTTTTTATAACAGCAAGGAAGTATCCACTGCGTCAGTGATCAAGTCATCGTCAGGCTGGTTGGCTACGGTAAGCGTTATCGTGGCAGGTTCCACGCAGGGCTACCTTTATGACGCGACATCTGCCGCATCAGGTAGCCGCATTTATGCCGTTCCTAACACGCTTGGCATTTACCAAATCCAAGTTCCATTTGCGACGGGATTGTATTTTTCGCCCGGCACAGGTTCCATTATTGCAGTAGGATATTCGTGATGCCACTTAAGCACGGTTCATCTCAAGCTACTATCAGCAAGAACATAAGTGAACTTTCCCGTTCAGGTCATCCGCATGACCAAGCTGTGGCGGCTGCATTAAATATTGCGCGGTCGGGAAAAGCACATGGAGGAAATTCGCATGGAAATGGGCGTAATATTATCCATACTGGTCCTATCCACAGCCCCGTGGCTGGTCGCACAGATCATCTTCCTATGCATGTACCCGCCGGAGCCTATGTTATTCCGGCTGAAGAAGTTGCTTACCTTGGTGAAGGGAACACGCTTAGTGGTTTCAAAAACATCACAGAAATGATATCAAAATACCATGACGATGGATCACACAATGCTGGTAACCCTGTTCCTATTGTTGCTGCTGGTGGAGAGTACGTTATTCCCCCGTACGCGGTTGTGGGTATTGGCGGCGGCGATCTTAATCGTGGTCATCGCATACTTGACCAATTTGTAATGAAGTTACGAAAGAAACATATTAAGACCCTACAAAAACTTGCACCTCCAAAGAAGGACTAAAAATGGAATCAATGTTTAAAAAGCAACGTATTCGCCTGTCCAAAAGCGCCCGTAAGCGGATGCCAAAGTTTGAACGGGTAACAACTGAACCATTGGTAAGGACTGCCCAACCGGATGACGAGGACGGCATTATGACCCTCGCCAGAATGATCCACCAAGAAATCGGAATGTTTGAGTTAAATGAGCAAAAGGTTCGCGATACGGTTCGCCCTTTGCTACATAAGCATTTTGGTATTATTGGCGTGGTGGGAACTAAAGATAATCTTGAGGCTATGATTCTTCTTCGGATTGCTAACAACTGGTATTCTGATACCCCATTCCTTGAAGAAATGTCTGTATTTGTCCGCCCTGAATACAGAAACGCTACGGTTTCCCGCGTTCATAAGTTGATTGAGTTTGCTAAAAAGGCGGCTGATGGCCTTGATCTACCTCTAATGATTGGGGTTTTGTCAAATCAACGAACAAATGCTAAAGTAGAGTTATATGAGAAACACTTCGGCCACCCCGCTGGTGCTTTCTTTATTTATGGGGCGTCAACTGGTCAGCCTGAAATGGCTGCCAACGCTGCTTAGTAGGAGATAGCCGTGTGCGGTTCTAAAGGTACAGCTACAACCACATCGACGTATT